AAGTTCTTGTTCAGAAATATCAACCAAAGCATACATTTCGTGTGCTGCGATTTCTTCTAAACCAACTGTGTATCCAGTAGTTTCACTTCTAGTTCCTTCTTCTGCAACCCATTGTGCTGCAAATTCGCCTGTTCTTTTTGGAACTTGAACACTTCTTTGAGATGTGCTTCTGATTCTAGCGATTGATCTAATTGGAGAATATTCAACTATTCCTTTAATTAGTTCTCTCACATACTCAGGTGGAGCAAGATAACCAGCTGTTGTATCGTTTCCAACAGTTAGAACCTTGATCTCATCTGGAGATAAGTTTTCTTTACCTTTTCTTAACCATTTGTCAAAGATTTTAAGATGCTTTGATTCCAATTTGGATTCGTTTGCAAAGTTAGGTCTTGATAAAATAGTTTCTATTTTCGCCATCGCTTCTTGAGATTGCTTTTGTGCTTCAGATTGAGCTTTCATGCTTACTTCCAAATCAGCAAATTTATCCATATCTTTTTCAATTTTAGATAATTTTGCTTCTGTTACTGGATCAGCAGCACCTTTAGCTTCAACTTGAGATAGTCTTTCATCATTCGCTTGTTTGAAAGATTCAAAAGTTTTTCCAAGAGTTTCGACAGCAGATTTTACTTCATTGTTGTCCATTTTTATTTCCTTTTGGTTTATTGTTTAATTATATTAGCAACTTTATTTATTAAGTCGGCTAATTGCCTATTACTATCTCCAGCATCTCGCTGTGATAAAGATTCAGATAATGCTTTCGCACCTATCTTTGCCTCAGTCCGAGAAAGATTTCCTGCCTCACGCAGAATTTTTTCCCACTCTCGAATATTTTTTGCATTTCCTTTAACAGTTTCAATCAAAGCACTTTCATTCATTGGGAAAGTTACTAAACTGATTTCCATAAGATCAACTTCTTTAAGAGTTCTTACTCCCCTCTTATTTTCGTTGTATCCCTGTTTTTCTGGATCTGCTCTAAATCCTATTGACATTCCATCTAATGCACCCATTTTTAAAAGTTCATACGCTTCACGACCTTTTTGAGTACCCATAGCTAGTTTGCCTTTTACAAATAAACCTTTTTGATCTTCATATATTTCTTCAAAGACTCCTATAGGTTCATCTGTTTTATGTTGATATAACATCTTTACTTTATTCGCTGGTCTATTTTTTAAAGACTTTGAAAAAGCACCTTTTTGCATTATATCATTTCCTTGATCTTCGTTTCCGAAAATAGAACCATAGCCAGTAAAGACTCCTTGTTCTCCAAGTTCTTTGATTTCGGATTCAAAAACTAATTTCTTTAATTCTGTATCGCATTGACAAATATTATCTTCTTCACAAACGCAAACAGTTTTCATAAGTTTCTTTTTTGGTTTATGATATTTTTCATCAATTAATTCCTCATACTCATCATGAGTAGAACAAGGCATATAAATCTTGTTACCATCTTCGTCTATCATTGAATGGCTTCCTACGCAACCTATTTCTTTTGCTCTTGTTTCTGCACTTGCTTCATTGTCGTAATTATCTTCTGCCTTTTTTGATTTAGACGAGATAACATCTGTCAAAGATTTTATGGCTTCGCCCATTTTTTCAATATCATTCATTGAATATTTCTCCTTTTTATTTTTATTTGTAAATATCATTATTTCAATCTATTTATAATAAATTCTTTTGCTTTATTTTTTAAATCAAACTTATCATTCAATTTACATAAGCATATACCGATTATAATTCCTATTAGTATTAATTTCATTTTATCTCCTATAAAAAATCAGGTGTTATATATATGGAAGCACACCTGCAGTTAATTGTATTTCCAGCAGAACCACTAGGATCACCTGGGTATTTTAATCTTTCACCACCGACAATAAAGTTGGCTTCTAAAGGCACTCTTTGCCCTGATGCAATAGAATGACTTATTCTAGTACGAGCATCTTGAATAGCCACCCATTCTTTAACGGTTCCCTCTATGTTCATGTTTTCTGCAACTGCTTCATTTGCAAAACTGGCTACTCTATGAACTTCTGTTCTTGATATAAGATTTGCTCTATATATGCCCATACCAATAATTGTATTTCTTAAAGCAACTCCTGTGGCTTCAGTAGATAATCCGTTTGCATACGAGTTGTCAATTACTTTCGCCAATCTTATTCTTGTTGTTTCGTCTATATCAGAAACCCAAATACCAGTATTTAAAGCTATAAATGCTGCTAATTGTTTATCAAAATCTTCATCAAAATTTTTAGAGAAAAATCTTCCTAACGCATAATCTTTAAAAGCATATCCTACAGTTCTATAGATAGTGTTTAAAATAAATTTTAACTTATCTTTTTGCTTTCTTAGTTCTATATCTAAAAGAATCTGACTGCTTGTCTGGTATGCTATCTTTACTTTGTTTCCAAACTCTAAAAAGTATCTATTCAATACTTTGTTATATTGTCTTGTATAGGGTGTTCTTAATCTTTCTTGTTGATACCAAGTTCTTTCCCTAACTCCCTTAAACAATTTTAATTGTTTGCGATTAAAAAACATTATCTACCCAAAACATTTTACTTATTCTCCTTATTATCTTTTATTAAATATTTTATTATTACTAATGTATTGTGGTAGTTCCTGTTGGGTAGTAGTTGTCTTCAAGTTCTTCAATACGATCTAATATACTATCTGCATCAAAGTCAATGCTTTTAGTCATGTGAATGTAAGAAGCATAATGTGCTGCTTCCCTTTTTGTTTTAAACTTTCCTATTAGAACTACTAATTGGTACTCACCCTTGTTTTTTAATTTCTCTACAAATACTTTTGTTTGTTTAATTGTCGCCATCTTTTTTATTTATATTTTCAATTAAAAATTTTTCTTTTTCTTTTTCTAGTTGGTTTCTAACTTTTGTACTCCAGCTAAATCCTGCATCTCCACCCCATAATGCCCAAGCTATTCTACCATTAGATGGGTATCCTTTTTCTCCAACTTTAAATCCTTCTGCTGCTTTATCACTTTCGTGTCTGCTAAAAAAACTAAACATTCTTTTTACTGTACTAGGAGATAATTTTTCTTTAGCAACGATTTGACTTGCCCTAACTGCACCCACTCTAGTGCCTCCTCTATTAAATTCTTTTCTCCAATCAATACCTTTTTTAGCTTCTGTAACCATTGCGTCTGTAGGTGTTGTATTTATATCACTAATGGCTTTTATCACTTCATCAATGTCTGCGTCTTCATCTTCAATTAAATCTGTTGGTATAACTTCATTAGGAATTTCTTCACTAACAATATTGGCTGTCATATCGTCTGTTAAATTTAAAGGCATTAAATTTGCTGGAACTAATAAACTATCAGCACCTTCCATTGTTTCATAACCCAATGCTTCTCTTGCTTCGTTTCTAGTTAGGATACCCTCTTTGACTCCTGCACTAACAGATTCAAAAACTCTTTTTCTTTGTTCTGCCATAGCTGGTATTGAGTCAATATCATATCTTAATTCTAAAGAATCATCTTTGAACATGGGTACTAACCACTCATTTAAATCTCCCTGTATTCTGTCAAGCAAAGGAATAATTGTTTCATTGTATAAAGCAAGTTTTGCTTCTGCAAAATTAGAATAAGTTTGTGAGTCTGGTATACCTATAAGCTGACTTGGTACTCCATAAACCAAAGCAATATCTTTGGCTGACATATTTTTTAATTGTATAAAGTCCATGTCTTTAGGAGATAAGCCCATTTCTTTCCACTCAAAATCTCCCTCTAATAACATTGGCTTACCAGCATTTCCTGTTCCACTAAATCTCTGATTAATATCATTCCTTAATTGATTTCTTTGAACATCTGATAGCTGAACATGACCGCCTGTTTCATCTTTTGGATTAAAGATAACAGCACCACTAGGTCTTGCTCCATTTTGTAATAAATTTACATTGTGTTTATTTGATAAATTGTGTTGGTCAATATCCACACTTGAAGCCTGCATAGGACTCATTCCATAATAGTCGTCCAAAGGATTAAAAAGTTTTATATGTTTTACTTTAGAACCACCTGTTGCCTGATCTACTAAATAGCTTTCAACAACTTGACCTTTAAGCATATAGTCATAAGCAACTGGCATTACTCTTGAGCCTGCTCTAATGCTCATTCTGTCAGGTCTTAAATTGTAAAGTTCTGTTGGTGGAGTATTATCTCCTCCCACACTTAAAATATAATTGTTTCCTGAAATTAATAAGTAAGAATACAATGCTTGAAACCATTCAACCTGTGACATGGTAGGACTAGGGTTATATAATAAATCTAATAGAGGGTGTTTATCAATTTCTTGATCTCCTCTGAATAAATTTATTTTAACTCTTGACGCATTGTTTGCTATTTCATTTACACATCTATAAACAATAGCATTCTCAGAATAACCATCAGTTGCTAAATCTTCATAAGAAATTTTAGGTGCTGAATCGTATCCCAAAGAATTATAATAAACAATCGGTGCTTCTTTTCTTTGCACATTCGGTTGTTGTTTTGTTTTGAATATATTTTTAATATTTTGATATATTGTTGCCATTAACTAATTCTCCAATTTGCTTTGCCTGTTCTTTGCGACAGTTCTGTTATTCCCCATACTAAAGCATCTAATCTATCTGGCGAACCAGAAAATGTTGTGGGATTGTAATTTGCCATTTGATCCTCTAAA